GCACCTTCAGCAGCTAGAAATGTCTGATCCTGCCAACCAGGTGCGGGATCATGACCCTGAAAGGGATCGTGCCGAGTGGCGCAGCCTGGGTGAGTTTGTGCAGACCCTATACAGCAACCCAAGCGACAAAAGACTCCGGGGCAGAGAAGTAGAGCTTCGGCAGCCGCCTCCCCAGGAGATGGATACAGGCGCAGCCGGTGGATTTCTCGTTCCTGACCAGTTCAGCCAGGAGTTGTTAACTGTTCAGCCTGACGAGGCCATCATAAGGCCCAGGGCCACCAAGTTTAATTCCGGTGACGCAAACCTGTTTATCCCTGCCCTCCAGTATTCCGGTGAGAATATGTATGCAGGTGCAGCGGTAACATGGATCAGTGAAGGTGCAACCAAGCCTGAAACAAGCATTAACTTTAAGCAAATCCAGCTTCAGCCTCAAGAAGTGGCGGCTCACGTAAGGGTAACAGATAAACTGCTCCGCAACGCACCAATGGTAGAGCAGATTGTCAGGACCCAGCTGCGGGGAGCTTTACTTGACGCTGAGGAAGATGCTTTCCTGACCGGTGCAGCCCGGCCTCTGGGAATCGTTGACCATCCCGCAACCATCCAGGTGGCAAACACTGCTGACCTCTATGCTGACCTTGCTTCTATGCTTGAGTCCTTCAGAGGCCGCCGGGGTGTATGGATTTGTAACAGGGCAGCACTCAGCAACTTGATGGAAATCGAAGACGGTGCAAACCGTTATATCTGGCAGCCCAATGCAAGAGACGGAAATCCGGGAACACTATTTGGATATCCTGTGCTGTTCTCCGACCATGCTCCTGACTGGGGCAATGACGGCATGATAGTCCTTGCTGACCTGTCCTACTACCTGATTGCTGACGGTGTAGGTGTGAGCCTGGCTATTAGTCCTCACGTTCACTTTACGGAGAACATTACCGTAATTAAGGCATTTAAGACTGTTGACGGAGAACCCTGGTTAACCGGGTCATTACCCACCAACCCTGAATCCTCTCCGTTTGTTCAGTTACAGGCATAGGTAACAAAATGGGGGGCGCAAGCCCCCCCTAATCTTATAAAGAGGTGATGATATGCAGAGGTTACAGGAGAAGTTAAAACTTGCAATATCGAGAAGCTACAGCGCCACACAAGTTGCTGATGGTGCTGATGTTGACATGGCAAGGGTTGAGGTAGACAAGCACCGACGTGCCTTGTTTATGGTTATCCTGTCCGGTGAAATAGAGCAAGGTAACAGCGACAGCTATGTAAGATTAAACGTGAACCAATCAGTGGGCCTTTCTGGGACTACCGCAGTATTGAAAGAAGATATAGATATTTTCGGTGGTGTAAACGCAAGCAAGGCCAAGATTGACACGGAAGGCCACGGTGATGGTGAAATTGTAACGATTAACGGCGTAGAGTTTACGAGGGTGACAAGTGGGGCGAGTGGTAATGAGTGGGTAAACCGGGATGGACTAATTTCCGTTATCAATGATGCTGACATAGGGATAAATGCCGGCAGTGATGGTGCTAATGTTGTTGAGCTTGAAGTTGACTATCCCGGAACCAAGACCATTGATGTATCCGCCACAGGGGCAGCTATCGACTGTTTCACCACGGAAGCCGTTGCCCTGGTAGAAGTTCATAACTCTGAACTTGACGAAGATAGGCACGTGGTATGGGTTAATGTTGAGAATGAGAGCAACGCAAACCTGTATCCCTACGCCGTAGTTGTCTTGGGTGATCCCTACAGCCTTCCGGTAGATCAGCAGGTGGCATTACAGGAATAGGGGCATTGACCCCTTTCCTGTAACATCTGGAGGTGAATTATGAGAGTAACAATAAAACTTCCTTGCGGGAGAATTAGGAAGGTCCCCAAGGAATCACTTGAAACAGCCACTGTAAAAGCTGAAGAAAACGCCATGAAACCAAGGCCGGAACCAAAGCATATCGGCGGCGGCTGGTATAATGTAGGCGGTAAAAAAGTTCAGGGCAAGGAAAGGGCCGAGGAAGAGGCGAGGCGCCCTTTCGTTCAAGAGAGCTAAACGAATGGATAGCAGAAGCCGAGAGCTTTCCATGCGAAAGCACAGACGGCGGAGCTTATTTTGACGTGAAGCTCTATAAAGATTTTGTGATTAAGACTCCTAAACGTATTCAGTTTAAAGATACAAAGGCACTTGACAGGATAGCAGAAGCACAGACATATTTAGCCAGTAAAGTAGATGGAGTTCTACCATGTTACAGGGTGGGCCTTCAGTTGTTTATGCCCCGGGCCCCTGGTGTTGATGCTGGTAAAGTTATGAAGAAGTGGCCCCACATCAAGAAGAAAAGGGACCAGGTGGTGGAGGCTATTAAAAGACATGGATATTTATTGACCGATGTGGGAAGCAAAAATGTGATTTATGATGAGGAAAATGACAAAGTTTACCTGATAGATTTCCACCAGGTTAAAAAGGTAGGTGATTAAATGCCTGTTAAAATAATAGAATCTCCAAAAACAGAACCAGTGTCTTTAGATGAACTAAAAAGACACCTCCGCATTGTCCATGATGACGAGGATGATACACTTTTAACTTATCTTAAATCAGCTACCAGGTATGCGGAGAGTACCTTAACCTGGCGGGCCTTCGTGGAGCAGGAGCTGGAATTAACCCTGGACAAATTTGCGGATGAAATACGTCTGCCCAGGCCACCGCTTTTAGAAGTAACCAGCTTCACTTATTTTGACAAAGACAATGTAGAACAGACGGTTGACAGTGACATTTACATTGAAGATACCGACTCCGAGCCAGGCAGGATAATTAAGGCTGATGGCAAAATATGGCCTTCTGATTTGAGACAGATTAATGCGGTTAAGATTAGATATAAGGCGGGTTATCCCCCGCATGTGGAAGAAGTTGAAGACGAAGATGTGGGAACCGGAGACGATGATGAAAAAGTGTTCACCCTGGAAAAAATACCTGTCCAGCCTGATAGTGAGGAGATAGAGTTTGATGGAGTGGCAACCACTGATTATTCCATTGACTATGAAACGGGAGAGATTACCTTTGACAGCGCACCCAGCGCAGGAGTTGCGATAACGGCAGACTACACACAGGAAGACTTCCGGATAAACATTCCGCAGGAGATTAAGCAGGGTGTCCTTATTCTGGCCGGTCACTTCTTTGAGGTCCGGGAGCCGGTAATCATCGGAACGTCAGTAATGACCGTGCCCTTTACGGTGGAAGCTCTTTTGATGCCCTGGAGGGCCTGGGGTGGTGAGGTCAAGTGAGTAAACTTCGCATGATGGACATGACCTCTGGCCGCCTAAACGTCCCTCTTACCTTTGAAACCTATGAGGAAACCCTGGATGAGCTTAACCAACCCATAAAGAACTGGGAATTTTACTGCAAAGGTTGGGGCGATTTCCGCCACCTTCAGGGGGACAGAAAATGGCTGGCCGCTCAGGTCCAGGCAGAGGGCACCATCACCGTTGAAACCCGTTATAATCCCGGACTTGTCAATAAGATAAGGGAAGACGTGGAAAAGGTCAGGATGAAGGCCGATGGCAGGACATTTAAAATATTGACCTACAATGACCCTGACGAGAAGCGGAAGCGCCTCCATATCGACGTAAAGGAGATTTTGTGATGAAAGTAAAAGTTTCCGGAATGAAAGAGCTGGAAAGAGAAATGAATAAGGTGGTTGACGAGATGCGGGACGCTCTTAAAATGGGTGTTGATGAGGCCGCCGAAACCACCGTAGGGATAGTGAGGTCAAATACCCCCGAAGGTCCGACGGGTAATTTGCGGCGATCAGTAACCACCAAGCCACTTCCCAGGAAAGACGGATACCCGGAAGTAACTATGGTTGGTTGTGACCGCTCCATAGCTCCACACCAACACCTGGTTGAGTTCGGGACGGTAAGGTCCAGCCCAAACCCTTTCTTCCGTAGAAGCATAGACAGCGCCAGGGGGGTTATCAAATCAGCAATAAGGGGCCAAGCTGAAGGACCCATAAGGAGGCGGTGATATGCCACACCCAAAGCAGGTTAAACTTGAAATGGAGCTTATCTCACACTTAGAAAGCGAAACAGACGTTGATAATGCAAACATAAGACCGGACCGCCTACCGCAAGATCCTGATTACCCCGCCATAACGTATTCCACCATAACATCCAACACCCAGCATGACATTGACATAGATTATCCCGTATACCAAATAACGGCCTGGCATCCACAGAGGTCAACCTGCATCAAGATAGCTGACCAGATTGAAAGGGCGCTGAACCGATATAAGGGTATCATGGGAGACGTTCATATTAAATGGATTTCACCAAACCCT